ATAAACATTTCAATTTATTGATTTATCTGTTGTTGTTCTTTTTTCTGTTCTTGATTTTGACTTTGTCCATGATCCTGTTCTATTTTAGTAGTATTAAATATCTCGATAGTAGGAGCAAAAAAACCATCACAGGCTATTAGAAAGGCGGAAATCGCCAGTATGAGAAGAAAGACAGAAAGTATGATAATATTTTTCATTTTAGAATCTCCTTGTTATTATTTAATACAAAATCAAGTAAGGCAAGACTATCGGCCTCGTTATCATCGATCGGAGTAAAGCCCTTGTTTTTAACTGCCATGATTACGGATTCCTTAGGAGCGTTTCCCTTGCCTGTAATATGTTTCTTAATTGTACCGACAGGTATGCCCTGATATGGTATCCCGTGATGTTCGCACCAAGCAGTAAGGTGAGCAACGAATCCTCCGTATTTATGAGCGGCATCTACTCCTTTATGAGCTCTTACCTCTTCAAAATAAATCGCATCAATATACCCTAAAGTTGCTTTTAAATCGGTCAGCCATCGTTTAAAACGTAAAAAAGGCATGCCTCCACCTTCAAATCTCCCGGTTTTAAAACTGGCAGTTCCAGAAGTGATTTTGCCGGAGTTATCGCACGTAGCGAAGCCAGTAGTAGTACCAAGGTCTAGAGCCATGATAATTGAGTGATTCATTTGCCGAGCTCTTTCTCTATTTCTAATTCTTTCTCAATTACTTCTTCGGCAAATTCTTCGAAAGGATTATCAGAACCAAACCAGTATATTGAACCAATGCCTAGTAGAGCGAAAAAAATAAAAGCTATAATATGCATAATTTTTTCTTTTTAACTATATCACGGAATAGTTAGAACCTTGAAAAATCATAATTATTTACAAATTATTTTCTATTTGTGCTAACATTATCAAATACATCGTTCTTGCCCAGTCTTCCCATTTTTCAAACATAACTTCCTTTTTAATAGTGTCACTATCCTTGTATGGACTAGGGATTCCTGCGCTCAGAAAAGGTTCAATGCCGACTAAGGCCTGAGCCCAAATATCCCATTTTGTTTCATCATGAAGTACCGGTAGAGGAGAATCAGGATAATCATCACAAACACTTGCCGCCCAATATTTGACATTGATATATTTAGGATAGACGCTAATCACGGCCTACCGTCATCTATTTTTGCTAAAACAAATATAGTCCCCATCTGGTAACCTGAGCCGATACCGTTTGATCTAAAAGTAAAGCTGATATTTCTTCCTTGGATTCGTTCATGAATAACAGGTCTTACCCGCCCATCCTGTACCATGTCGTAAGTATTACTAACAGGAGTGCTCATAGGATACTCATATGTATTAATAGTAACGGTTATATTTGCTTTGTCGGTAACAACAATATTAGGCTCTATCCTATGTATCCCTATATTATAATCAATGCCGGTCGGTTGTTTTAGCGGATTAAAGGTGGCATATGAAATAATCGGAGTCGTAAAGAAAGAGGGAATAGCTTTGACCTGATCTTCTTGGTCTTTGTAAAGATTTACTTGATCCAGACCAGTTTCATGTTCCCAGATGTAGTTATTATCATCATCATCGTATGGAACAAGGTTTTTGCCTATAGTATACATATTTCCTCGGGTATTGTCGAAGTAACCAGCATTTCTTTCTATATCAGTGTCATACCAAGTATTATCTATGACATTATAAATAACAGCTCTTGTACATCCGACAGTAACACCTTTTCCTTTTTCAGGATAAAACCACCAGATTTCATCACGCGCAACATTTTTAACGCCGAAAACTCTTTGACGTTTATTCATGTCGATGTTATCAAAAAACGCCTGACGATTAAGATTATTCTCAAGCGGTAGTACTACACCGTTAAAAGTAAAAAACCTTTGTGTACCGGGCCAATAAAATATTCCGTCATATTCTACTACGCTATTTGACGACAAAATAGAACTATCGCGCGTTACGGTTTTTTTACTAAAGGAGAGATCGTCAATATCTTCTAACGTTTGATTATTTGCCGTATTAGAAACTAAAATTACGGAAGATAAAGTCCAGAAGAGTATAGTAGGAGTGTTAGCCCCTCCTCTCCACTCTGCGCCGTAAATGACTTTATCCGTGCTAATATTGATGGAATACTTATCTTGAAAAAACAAAAAAGGTTTTACTTCGCTTGTTGTCTGTCCTGATTTTTCCGCGGCGATTGAAGACCATCGAACGAGTCCCTTGTTTCCGTATAAAAACAATCTATTACTTACATAAAGCATCCCGCCGGTTGCTTCCTTTAAAACAAAATCAGGAAACTCCGTACTAAAAAATTCACCGGTATCTTTTTTAGCAAAAATAGATATCGGATTATTATTGTTAATATCCGTATAGTTTTTCATTCCAAGACAAAGGATCATTTGCGTTAGCATGGAATTAATAATACTTATAACTACGATAGTTTGTGTTGCGGTATTTTCGGGATTCTTAAATTTCTTCGTGCAAGTAAATGTATTGGTATTATTAGTAAACGTGGTATCTATTAAACTATAGTGATCATCGTTAGAAAGACAAAGCCCGACTAAAATATGTTTTGCCCCCGTATAGTCATAATACACATAACAAGAAGTCGGAGTAGAATTAGGCGGTAATTGACTAGCGACTTCATCTATTTTAAAGACATAATTTTGCATACCGCCGATATTTTGCGGTTGATCTCTAAAAAACCTAACCCATTGTCCGTGAGTGCAATAATTCCCCTGAAAGAAAGAACCGTCACGAAGTATTCCTGCTTTATAAGTAATAGGAAGTACTTGTTTTTCTTTACTCATAGATTATCCTATATCTCTTTTGACGGCACGATCTAAATAACGATCTTTTGTTAATTTATTGGCTGCGGTTAAGGATTCCTGATATAATTTTGTATACACAGGCATTCTTTCGTCATCCCTTAAATAAATTAAAGCCTCTAAAAAAGAGGCATAAAAGAGCAGATCAGGATAATACTCGGTTAATATATTTGTTTGATTCTCATTTTTGATTAAGTTAGGTCTTGCTATGTAAGTGATTTGATAATTATAAGCTTTATCTGGAGTTGGAACTAGTAAATATTGTTTATAAGGCTCCTCTTCCACTTTGTCATAATCCGAATAAAATAAGGGAGGATTATCATGATCGCTCAGGCTAAGATTTGGCCAATAATTTATGCAAAATTCATAACTTCTAGGAAATAGAACAACATTTTTATTATAAAAGTTATCTTCCGCGCCATAAACTATGGAAATAGTTTCCTGCCAATCTGGCGGTTTATTAATGAAAGCATTATTTTGGGTAAATTTCGCAACCGCAGTTGTTTTTTGAAAACCCAAAGTATTTAGCTCCTTCCAGATTTTCTGCTGTCCCATCTCAATAAAATAGGGAATAGAGGCGGCAAATTCAATGCTACCACCTCTATTGGCATAAGCTATTATCTGAGCAACAAGAGTAGTATAATTCATTTGCTAATAGCTTTTTAAGCTGAATTAATTGTCTGCCAGGCATTTTTATAGGTTCTAAGAACTGCGTTGGTAACATCAAAATAAGTGAACCCATTTAGCTGGTTAGCAGCTACCTCAACTGCATTTCTTGCACCGGATGGAAATACAAAAGGTGATCCGTTATTAAGCCCTACTCCGGTAGCAGTCGTAGTTATTGAAAGTACGTTTTGCCATATCCCGACATTATTTGCAAAATCAAAAATTTGTAAAGAACCAATCGTAATATTAAAAATCACAGTACCAGGTTTTACCTTGTATGTAGCATTGTTTACTACGTAAGGAGTAACGTTTTCTAGTTTATCTCTCTGCGTAGTAGTAATATTAGGAAAAGCAAAAGTAGCATTAGGATTATTAGTTCCAGTGTTTTGATCACTGGTAATAGTAAGACCACTTAAAGCGGTAATATTTGATAAGTCTGCCATATGTTTCCTTTTTCTTTTTATTATAACACAGAAGTATCTACAACTCTTAAAAATCGTGTAAACGGGTTATTCTTAAAAATTACATTTTTGGATAAAAGCCTGAATCTTTAAAGCGTCCTGTTGATATTGCTGCTCTGCCGCGGTTTTTATATAACTTAAAAAGTCAGCAGTAGTACTATCGAGTTCGGTATTTTGAGCAGGATCATAAATCGTGTTAAAACGATAATAGAATAAATCCTTATTACTTATTTTAGCTCCATATAAGGATAACCAGGTTAGCATTTTATTTATCGCTTCTTGCGGCCCGCTGACGCCTAAGGATATTAGATCAAGTAGCAAATAAACATTCTCAAAATTAGGAAGTATTGAGTTAACTATTTCTTCGGCTTTTGACTTGGTGTAATTCTTCTGTAATGCCAAAAACTCTCCAAACTCATTTAAATATTTTTGGACGGCTTCAGGAGGAGGAACAGGTACGGGATCAAATAATCCAATTGTCCCAAGACCTGTCCCAACCGACAAAACACAAATACGATTAGTTGAAGGATTAAGAGCATTACCTAAAGCATATTCTAAAGCGCTTGGGTTATTCTGGAACACTCCTCCGTCAATGAATTTAGAATTTGGCGTTGTAACTTCTGGAATATTTACTGCCGGAAAATCAATAGGAGCGGCACTTGTTGATAAAGCTACGTCCTGTACTAGGTAATTTTGACCCTCAAGTCCGCTAAACCTCGCATTGGAAAATAATACTGGGCGATAGGCTTTAACATCAGTCCCAACATCAGGTATTTGTGTTGTGTATATTTCAACGCTGGGAATTAGCACATTGGTCTTTAGTTGAAACATTCTACTTTGACCGAATTTTGTATTTAGCAGGGCTTTTAAATTGCTATTCTGATACCATGTCTGGTCGCCATATAGGATAGTATTAATTTTCTGCAAAGTTGAGACCGGAGGATAAAAAATGCTATTTGGGTTGTTACTGCCGTTGTTTAGAGGGTTTTGTTGGGCTAAAAACAATTCAATCATATCATCGGGACTATAACCGCTTGCATATGCTAAGCCTTGAATACCTCCAATACTTGTTCCGCTAATTATACTAAAATATTCATAAAGTTTATTGCCCGGAATACCTGCATCTCGACAGAAGAATTTCATGAAATAAGCAGAAAACAATCCTTTCATGCCTCCGCCGTCAAAACAAAGAACTCTGTCAACTTTGCTGCTCATCTGAGTTTAATTCTATAATCCTGTTACGTTGTCAAAAGGAGGAATTAAAGCCTCAATGGAATTACAGTCAGCAATGAGAGTATTTAAAATGGTTATTAAATCAGGCCCTTTAGGACTGCCGCTAGGTACTTGAGCAATTAGATTCTTACTATCAACGATTGTTTGATTTACAGAGGACTGCAATGCTAAATACCAAGCTTTTTGAGTTATGGGATCGGCGCTGCTGTAATACCCAAAAAGATATCCTCCGTTTTGGTTAACGCATTGCACATCATAAGGTATACAGGCATATAAAACAGGCTCACTAAAGACCTGCCCTACTACACTATTAAAGTATGATAAATCTACTTGTGTTTGATTTACGACTTTTAGTTTTGGTAAATTTTGAACACTCATGTTTGTCTCCAATTTGTTTTATAGTTTTAAAATGTTTTTGCTAAGCATATCATCTCCACCGACATCAGAATAAAAAACATGTAATTCTAAGAATGAATCCCCTTCTAGAAGATTACTTATTCCTTCATTAACGAGCGATAAAGGCTTGTTAATTACTGAATCTGATAATTTAGGAGAGCAATTGCTTATATTTATTACTAAGAATTGATTTTCTAAGACATCTAGGAATCCGGTTGTTGGAACTTGTCCGAACTCAATATTGCCGACTTTGATTTTTAAGAGAGAATCATTACAGATATATGGATGTTCTACTGGCCAGTTTCTAATTACAATTCTATGCGGAATTATTGCGTGTAAAGGTTCGGCATATAAAATATCGTAAGGTTGTTCCTTTAAGTTTAACAATTCCTTAGAAGAGACTATTTTTTTTATATATCCATAATTAACTATCATTTAATTTTCTCTTTTTATCGGTTTTGATAAGCGATGTTTTTTTAGTTTGTTTTCAAGAATATCTACTCGTTTTAAGGTGTTTTTTAATACCACCATTGATAATTCAAAAAGTTTGTTTTTGGTAACTGACGGGCAGTTTTCAAAAGTGCCGTAAGCAAAGCCATTGTTTGGTAGTTTTGTAGAACAGGAAATTGTTAATCGTTTTTGGGTAGTTTTTAAAATCTCTACTTCAATTGATTTGTTAGGTAAAATTAACTGTAGTTTACTCCCCTCAATATTGATTAATTTTTCTTTAAATACCAATTCATAGCTACATGAAGTTATCGGTTTAATTAGGCAGGGTTGTAATATGTTAGGGACAAAACTTTCGTCCTCGAGAACATAATCGGGTAAAATCTTTTTTAAAGGTTCGGCAATAACCCCAAAAGTTACTCCTTGACCATTTTTAATTTTATCTTTATAACTGTATTTAAACAAAGGTATATTACTAAATATCTTTAATGCTTCCTCTTCTATATCTTCGCCTGCAGATTCAATGTTTTTGGTTTTAATGGAAGAAACAGCATTAAACTCGGAAGCCTTTACTCTATTGTTGCAGTTAATGGAGTATGGATTCGTTCCTGTTGACGTTCCTGTGTCACCGCTTGAATTAAGGTAACCATAAGCGCCTGTATAAGGTGTATAATTCCCCAAATCGTTGATATTAAGGGCATAGTTATAATTAATAACTGGATCATTGTTAGCTATAGAATAGATAGCGCCAAATACCGTACCTGAGTTATAACCAAAAGTAAAAGTATCTACCCCGTCTGTTGGTGCGTAAAACTGAAACTCATACCCGGCTCCATTACCGGTATTAGCTCTGTTCATTCGGAGATTTAATGTTTTATTGATGCTGTTTGGAATAGTTAAGTCATAATTAAAACTTGCGGCTGTACCTCCAGTTCCGGTGTAATTGAAAATCTGATTTGTAGTTCTGTTAATTATATTACTAAAAGAAGTATTAATCGGAGTCCCCATTACTCCTGATCCTGTAATATCGCCTATTAAAGAAATAGTATTACCTGACAAAACGGAATCTACATAATTTTCTACAAATATCTTGTTAGCGGCATCTGTGTCGGCAACCGGAGTTGGAACGTTGGATATTTTATTATTATTGATATTTATGTCTTTGTAGAATAAAAATTGATCCGAACCATTTTCATTATAACTCATTAAGAAATTTCCAACCATGCCGGAGTTTTGCTGATTTTGTTGATATTCTAAAGAGCTTAAATGGAATACGCCGTTTATATTGCTAGATTCGGAGTAGAAGCCGACTCTATATCCTTTTTCTTGAACGTTGAGTAAGTCAAGGTCTAGATTGATTACATTTGATTCTATAGGTAGTACATTTTCCAATCTTAAGATGCCGTTAGGAGATTCAAATAAAAACTGTTGTGTGTCTCCTAGAATTTTTAAGTCAGGTTTAATACCTCCAACAATTACAGTGGTTGCCATATTACCTCTGTATCATCATTTAATAAATCCCAGCAGATAGTTAAAGCAGTATCGTTTACATAATTTTCACTACTTAAAGTCTGCCATACTTCCCCATTGTAATATTCCGGTTTTACAAGCGGAGAAACTTGCAGATTTCTTTTTAATACTTTACTTGTCTTTTTTTTCATTCTAAATTTCCGTGTTAAATCTAAGAGTTCCAGCTAAAGCCAATGGATCACGTTCTGCAGTTGTTCCACTCGGAATAGTAATACCTGCGTTCCCAGGTATTATAGGATTAGGCGCGATGCTAATTGTGGCTATGTTGTTATTTACAGTAACTATTATTTGATTGGCAGTCCCTATAATAATACTTGAAGAAATATTATTTGATAACTCCGCAAAGGTAATGCTATCAGTCCCAACTGTTGCAACGCTAGAGGTAAGCATCCATGATGTTAAGGCGTTTAATGAGCCGCTAATTATATTGACAACGTCTCCTCTTGCCATTTGAGAAGAGGAATCAAAGTCAGCGGCTCTTGTTAATATCCAGTTTGCACTAACAGAACCCGTATTTGTTACTGTATATATTCCATTTTGCAAGGCAGTCGTTTGATCTTTAACCAAAACTCTATCACCTAAAGCTAAAACAACTCCATCAATAACCAGTGGTATTTGAGTTCCCGAATTAGTCAAGGTAGCTCCAACACCGCTTAAACCGTTGACGTAAATAGTTGTTAAATCAATGACAGTCGCCACTAAACAAGCGGGTATCGTAGCAATATTATTTAACACCCAATCTTCAGTTGCTAAAGTAAACCAGTTTGTTCCATCGGTAATCTCAGGTTTCCCGTTAGACGTTGGAAATGGTGCTTTTGGGTTGTTATTATCGTTCCTATTATTTAAGTCGTCACTCATGTTCTATCTTTCCTCTTTCTTAATAAATTTTACCATAAAATCAAAGTGAAGTGTTAAACCTGATCATTCCGGGGGTTAGAGTAGTCGGTCTTTGAGTATTATTACCTGCAGGCATAGTCATTGAGCTATTACCGGTAAATACCGGATTAGGTTTAAATGTGGTAACAATCGGATTACTTAATAATCCGCTACCGGTTATATCTCCTTGTAGGGTTAATCCGGTGTTTAAAAGAGTATTTAAGTAAGTTTGAGCTTGGGTAGCACTGTTTGCCGCGTTACCCGCTGAACCTGACGCAGCTTCTGCAGAGGAAGAGGCTGAACTGGCAGAACTTGAAGCTCTGTTTGCTGACTGTCGAGCATCAGAAGCAGAACCTGAAGCACTACCCGCTGAAATTCCAGCAGCAAATGCTGAAGCAGCTGCAGCTCCGGCCGATATTCCTGCCGCCCCTGCTGAAGCGCTAGCTTCTACTGCTGCTGCGCTAGCTTCTACTGCTGCTGCGCTAGCTTCTACTGCTGAGGCGCTAGCTTCTACTGCTGAGGCGCTAGCTTCTGCTGCTGAGGCGCTAGCTTCTGCTGCTGAGGCAGAGGCTTCCTCTGCAGAAGCTGCGGCTTGTTCTGCATATTGCTGGCATTGCTGCTCTATTTCTTCTAACTGCTGGATAGTTGCATAATCCTCACCGGCAATTGCAATAGCAAAAGCACCACCAGCAACAAGTTTGGTCATTCCAATCCCTAGTTCCTCTAATACCTGTGCCTCAGGTAAATTGACATTGGGAGTTTTTATGATATAAGTAGCATCGGTTGGAGCAAGGTTTAACTGGACTTCTACTGGTCTGTTTGCTGCGTCCCCTTGCCAGACTCTTCCATCAGTTAAGGATGGTAGATTCGCAATATTTATAGTTTGCCGTGCTTCTGGCACATTATTTAAACCTCCCATCAATAGTTGATTTTCTAGGATGGTAGCTGCTACGATTGCTCCTGTTCCTGTTCCACTTGTCTGCATCCAAGAGCCTGCAGGTAGATTTGAGAGAAATTGTGAACCGGGCATTAATGTTTGCAGTACGCTGTTACCTTTTCCGAGAATAAAATTAGCGCTAAAAAACCTGAAATTAATTAGGGCAATATCTCCTTCTAGCACTAACAAAGCATTAGATTCTTCCGGTCTATTGCTATCTGTGCCGTGCCAGATTTTACCTCCTGAAATAACAATAGGGTGAATCGGATCAAGTGGATTAGGTACATTAATACTTGTAGCGCCTAAATTTGGTAAGTTATCAATGGTAATGGTTTGCTGCGCAGTTGCAATATTTTCATTATTGCCTATGAATAGTTGACCTGAAGGGAGGGCAGTACTTAAATAATCTTCTCCAGGGACGGCAATTTGTATAATGCCGTCTTTGTTTTTCATCAAGCCGTTATTTAGTTGATTTAAGGCTTGAGCGTTTGGAAGGTCAGAATTTGGTTGCTGCAAGATATATGTCGCATCCTTTAGTGCTGATCCTCCGCCGGCATCTATAAATGATAGAACACCATTGCCGTTTGTTGCTAGTACCTGCCCGTCAGTTCCATCCTGCAGCGGTAATTGCCAGATGGTGTTCCCGGTTAAATTACCGGCAGTAAAGCCGACATAATAATCATCAAAGGGATTGCTCCACTTTAGCCTATTAGTAATAATATCTTTAGTATTAGTGATATTGGTAGAGTTAATGTCGTTTGCGTATATTGTATAAAGCTCAGCAGTACCGCCGGTAATAATAGGAGACAAAATACTTTCAAAACCAGCTTCTTTTGCGTATAAATAGTTAATTGGAGTAAGGCCTTCCCCTCTATTAGCTAGTGCTAGGAAAGCGGCCTTTTCTCTATCGAACCCAGGATTAAAATTATTAGCCATTACTTTCGAACTTAATTTGATGCAATAATTCTAAACGCTCCTGTGTGTCTATGTTACTAACACTCTGACCGGCAAAATCAGGTAAAACAGGTGGCGTATCATCACTTGTAAAGTTGATATTCTCTAAAATAACAGGAGAACTATTACCACTAGCATCAGGGCCTTGCGGCGTCTCTATCCCAAACGGGCGAGGATTTTGCACGGCTTTTGGATCACCTTTTATTTGTGGTGGTCTATTCTGCTCGTTTGGCTCATCAACAAAAGGACGCCCGACTATTGCTCCTGTCCAAACTAACTGATTACCCCTCCATTCATATTGCTTGACTAGATCAGACCTGCTAAAAGGAAACCCTGAATAATCGCAAGTTCCAATAGGTTCAATTACGTCCTTTCTAACGTAATCTCCCATTTGCGTATTTACAGGGCAGTTCTTTAAACTAGTCACTATATACCTCCAGTTTAAGAGGTACTTCTGTCGTATTATTAATTACTGCCGGACTCAGCGTTTCCTGATATCTCATTTTTAAACCTTCTTCCTTTTCAGGGGCATATTGTGCTGCTAGCATGCTGGCTAACCCATATATTAGAGGAGTATAAAAATATGCCGGAATATCAATGCCTTGCGTGTAATTCTCTAGCGTTTCTATACTGCTTTGACCGCTATACATTATTAAATTATACATAGGAGCAGCAGTCTGCCATATATACAGGGATGGAGTCCGCTGGTAATCAACGTAGTAAATAGTAGGTCTACCGATTTGCGATTTATTTGGATACGATAGATATTCATATCTGGATACCTCGCTCATGGTAGTGTCCTGTATTCCATTGTTAAAATATACTTCCGAGATATCAAGAATAGCTTCTGCTGTTTCCTGTATCTGATAATAGGGACACAAAGCTAAATTATCTTCCAGCAGAAACCACTGTGTAACACCTTTTTTATATAAGGTTTTAGGAATAGCCTTAACATAATAAATCGTCTGATGATCGCT